CCACCTATTCTAATACCCATCAGGTAATGATCAACTATCGGTGGAATACGATCAATCCCAACCTGGCCAAAGAATCTAGGTGTTGCATTTATATTTCCGATACTCACAGTTGCAAAATCTTCCAGACCACTTAACTCTAACCCGTTCCTATTGTTGTTTAGATAAACAGCCAAAATGACCTGTGCATTTTTTACACGATCTGGGATTTCAGTATCGGTGTAATAATCAGCAACTAATCTATTTGGAAAAGATAAACCATAGAGGTTGGTGTAAGTATCAGGTTTTCTTACTCCCGATCTTGGCCATTCAAGTGCCTGGGTATCATTTACCCTTGCCCCTAAAAACTTTTCACGATCAATTCTTTGTGCAGCCGTGAACAAAGCACGATTTTTATTGTCATTGCTTGACCCATCCCATGCTGCTGCGTCATCACTGAGGACAAGACCTTCAATAAATGAGTTTGCATCATCAAGAGTTATATAGGTGTTTG